AATAAATAAGGAGGTGGCGTTGTGAAATTAACACCTAAACAAAGGGCGTTCTGTGACTATTATATTGAAACAGGCAACGCCACAGAAGCAGCAATTAAGGCTAAATATAGCAAGAATACAGCTGCAGTAATTGGAACTGAAAACCTAAGAAAACCTAATATAAAAAAATACATAGATGAAAAGCTAGAAGAGATATCCTCTAACCGGATTGCTGATGCCGAGGAAATAATGGAGTATCTAACTAAAGTTTTAAGAAAAGAAGAGGTTGAACCTGTTATCTCACAAGAACAAAAGCCTGTAATTGGTGAAGATGGAAAGAAAAAAGGATATGAGACAGTAACTAAAGTAATAGATGTAGCTCCAAGTATAAAAGACAGAAATAAAGCAGCTGAACAATTAGGTAAAAGATATAGGCTTTGGACTGATAAAGTAGAAGTTGAGGGAGCTATCCCTATTGTTATTGCAGGTGATGATGAGCTTGAAGATTAAGAAAATATATTTACCTGAACTTATAGGTAAGGGATATAAAGATTACTGGAACTTTAAAGGTCGTTACAGAGTCTGTAAGGGGTCTAGGGCATCTAAGAAGTCTAAGACTACAGCTTTATACTATATAACTAAACTTATGAAACACCCTGAAGCTAACTTACTTGTAGTTCGTAAGGTCTTTAGCACACTAAGGGATAGTTGCTATAAAGAATTAAAGTGGGCAATTAACAGATTAGGTGTTGATGCCTTTTGGGATAGCACAAGCAGTCCACTAGAAATAACATATTTACCAACTGGACAAAAGATATATTTTAGAGGATTTGATGATCCATTAAAGATAACTTCAATAACAGTTGAAGTAGGTTGTTTGTGTTGGTGTTGGCTTGAAGAATGCTACGAAATAATGGACGAAGATGCTTTTAATATGCTAGATGAATCTATAAGAGGGGAAGTGCCAGAAGACTTGTTTAAACAGTTAACGCTTACTTTTAATCCGTGGAATGAACACCATTGGATAAAAGGGCGGTTTTTTGATGCAGAGAATGATCCAGACATAATGGCTAAGACAACTAATTACCTTTGTAACGAGTTTCTAGACGATGCAGATAAAAAGGTATTTGAAAGGATGAAAAGAGATAATCCTAGGCGTTATCAAGTCGCAGGACTTGGTAATTGGGGTATAGTTGATGGTCTTGTTTATGAGAATTGGGAAGAAAGATTATTTGATATAGATGAAATAAGACAGAAGAATGGAATTAAATCCGCTTTTGGTATGGACTTCGGATATACAAACGATCCATCTACTCTATTTTGTGGCTTAGTTGATGAAGCCAATAAAGAGATATATGTATTTGATGAAATGTACCAGAAGGGTATGTCTAATCAAAGAATCAAAGATGAAGTTACTAAGATGGGATATTCAAAAGAAAAGATCACGGCAGACTCAGCTTCGCCAAAGGACATAGATCATCTTAGAGAGTTAGGTCTAAGGAATGTAAAAGGCTCTAGGAAGGGCAAGGACAGTGTTAATAATGGTATCCAGTTTATACAAGACTTTAAGATAATAATACATCCTAATTGTGTAAATTTCTTAACAGAGATTAGTAACTACACATGGGAAAAAGATAAATTTGGAAAGACAATAAACAAGCCTATCGGTGATTTTAACCATCTTTTAGATGCTATGAGGTATGCACTAGAGAGCTTCATCAAAGGCGATGTATTCAGTTTTAAATAAGGAAGGTGATACATATGTTTAGATTCATACGAAAGGGGGTTGCTAAGCTGAATAGTGTACTAAATAAACCACAAGAACAATCACCGAGTAATATAAAGTTCTTGGAATATGAAATAAATCAATGGAAGCGTTCAAACACTCGTAAGATGCAAATTATCGGGGAAGAATATTACGATGATATGCACGATATCTTAAAAAGGAAAAGGACTGCTATAGGTGAAGACGGCGAGCTAATAGAAGTAGAAAATTTACCGAATAATAAGGTAATGGACAATCAATACAGTAAGCTTGTAGATCAAAAGGTTAATTACTTGTTTGGTAAGCCATTTACTTATGAGACAGAGAGCGAAAAATATACAGAAGCATTAAAAAAAGTCTTTAATAAGAAGTTTTTAAGAATGTTTAAGAATCTAGCTGAGGATTCTTTAAATGGTGGTTTAGGTTGGTTGCATCCTTACTATAATGATGTTGGAGAGTTAAGTTTTAAACGGTTTGAAGCTAGAGAGGTTCTTCCTTTTTGGAAAGATTCGGAGCATATGGAATTAGACTTTGCAATTAGATTATACGTAACAGATGAGTTTACAGGTAATAGAAAAGAGGCAGTTGAAAAGGTTGAGGTTTATACAACAGAAGGTGTAGAAAGATATATTCTAAGGAATAATTGTTTAATTAAAGATAGTATTAACCCTTATTCGTCATACATAACAATAGAGGATACCGAAAGCGGAGAACAACAAGAGGTTAACTGGGAAAGAGTACCGCTTATTGCATTTAAATATAATAACAACGAGACACCTCTTATCAAGCGAGTTAAATCATTACAAGATGGAATTAATGTAATGTTATCTGATTTTGAGAATAATATGCAGGAGGATTCCAGAAATACCATTATAGTAATCGTGAATTACGATGGAGAGGATTTAGGGGAGTTTAGACAAAACTTATCAACCTATGGAGCAGTTAAAGTAAAGACAATAGATGGAGCTGCAGGAGACATTAAAACATTAGAGGTTAAAGTTAATGCTGAGAACTATAAAGCTATTTTAGAACTGTTCAAGAAAGCTATTATAGAGAATGGTCGAGGGTATGATGCAAAGAGTGATAGAATGCAGAACAATCCGAATCAGATGAATATACAGAGTATGTATAGTGATATAGATTTAGATGCTAACGGAATGGAAACAGAATTTCAAGCTTCATTTGAAGATCTATTATGGTTTATTAATGCTCACCTTGCTAATACTGGCGAAGATGATTTTTTTAATGAAGAGGTAAACATTATATTTAATAGGGATATTCTTATTAATGAAAGTGAATCGATAGAGAATTGCCAAAAGTCATTAACTGTTTTATCTGCTGAATCTGTTGTATCCCAGCATCCTTGGGTAGATGATGTTAAAAAAGAATTAGAAAGAATAGAGACTCAAAAGAAAAAGGCACTTGATGAATATATGACTGATGATTTACCTGATGAATCGCTTGGCGGTGGTGTAGGTGGCGAATAAGAAAGTTAAAGTTAAAAAAAGAAATAGGGAATACTGGGCTGAAAGGTTCGCATATCTTGAAGATGTTCAACACAAGAAGTCAAAAACTCATAAGTATAAAGTAGAACAACAATACATGAAAGCCATGCGAGATATTGAAAAACAAATATCTAACTGGTATATGAGATTTGCAGTAAATAACAATATAAGCTATGACGAAGCTAAATTATTACTTAATGCTAAAGAACTCAAAGAATTACAATGGGATGTAAAAGAATATATCAAGTATGGTAAAGAGAATAAGGTCAATCAAAAGTGGATTAAAGAGTTGGAGAATGCTTCAGCTAAAGCGCATATTACAAGACTTGATGCACTTAAATTACAGATACAGAACCAAATTGAAGTATTGTTATCTGAACAGTATTATAGCACTAATTCATTAATGAGAGATGCTTACACAAGCAACTACTACCATACAGCGTATGAAATGGCAAAAGGGTTAGGGTTTGCATCGCAAATAGCAGCTCTAGATATAAATAAAATAAACAAGGTTATGAGTAAGCCTTGGACATCTGATGGACTAGATTTTAGTCGTAGGATATGGGGAAAATATAGAGGGAAACTTTTATATTACTTAGAAAATGACTTCACAAATAGTTTGATACGAGGTGAAGATCCTAAGAAATTAATATCTGAATTAGCTAGTAAATTTAATACTACTAAAAATAGAGCAGGTAACCTTATAATGACTGAATCAGCATTCTTTTCGTCTGTAAGTAGAAGGGATTGTTTTGCTGATCTAGGTGTAGAAAAGTTCGAAATAATAGCAACATTGGACTTTAAGACAAGCGAGAAATGCCAAGGAATGGACAAGAAGGTATTTCCTTTATCGGATTATAAAGTATGGGTTACGGCTCCACCATTTCACAACTTTTGCAGAACTACTACAGCTCCTTATTTTGATGATGAAATAGGCGAAAGAGCAGCAAGAGGGAAAGATGGAAAAGTTTATTATGTACCAAGTAATATAAGCTATAGCGAATGGTATAAAAAATACGTTAAATAGGAGATCATAAATGAATAATATGTGTGAGCAATTACTTGCTATAAAAAGAATAGAAGCAGTAATAGAATCGAGAAATAGACTTATAGAGTTGCAAGATGGATTAGTGCATATCTCAGACAACGATGACTATAAAAAAGTAATAAAAGCTTATGAAAAGTTTGAACAGTCATACGCAGATATAATTATAGCTGAGGCTAAATATTTAGAAAGCTTAAAGGAAAAACCCATTGCTATAACAGAGAGTGATTCAGAGAAAATTAAGAAAATGGTAGACGATTATTGGAAGAAGTAATAAAACAAATGTACCTATAGGGTACTTTTTTTATGCAACAAATTCGTCATTTTGGTATTTTGGACGAAAACTACAAAGACAAATATACGCAGACTGAACTGTGATAACAAATGTTTTTGAAAGGTGGTAAAAAAGAATGACTAAGAAAGAACTTATAGAGCTTGGATTAAGCGAGGAAGATGCTAAGAAGGTTGAGGAAGCGTCTAAAGAAGAATTAAAGGTTTATGTACCGAAAGAACGATTTGACGAGGTTAACAATAGAAAGAAACAGCTAGAATCCGATGTTACTGAAAGAGATAAACAACTAGAGGAACTAAAGAAAAATGTCGGAAATGCGGAAGAATTAACCAAGCAAATTGAAACACTTCAATCTGAGAACAAAGCAAACAATGAAAAACATGAGGCAGAGGTTAGAGAAATAAAAATAACTAATGCTATAGAGAAGTCTCTTACAGGTGCCAAGGCAAAGAATATTAAAGCGGTTAAGGCTTTACTAGAGTTGGAGAATGTTGAATTACTAGAAGATGGTAGTATAAAAGATCTAGATAAGCAAATACGGACTTTAAAAGAGAGCGAAGATTCTAGTTTCTTATTTAACTCAGATGAGAATAATACTAATTTCAAAGGATTTAAACCAGGCGAAGGTAATCAAAACTCTACGCCAAAAGATCCAAGTCAAATGACTTACTCCGAACTGTGTGAACACATGGAATCTAATCAACAATAATAAAAAAAGAAGGAAGGTAATAAATAATGGCAGATACTAAATTTGATGCAAAAAGCTTTAATCCCGAGGCATTTGGAGCTTATATTGAAAATGTACCAAACTTAAAAAGAAATGAGTTATTAAAATCTAGAGCATTAAAAGGTAATACAGATATAGCCAGTGCATTTAGCGCTCAAACTGGTACTTTATATGCTAGATTGCCAATGTATGGTAATTTAGATGGCGAGGCGTTAAACTATGATGGAACAACAGATATAGTTGCAACTAGTACTACGACATTTGAAAGAGGAGTAATTGTTACTGGTAGAGCCAAAGCATGGGTAGAAAAAGACTTCTCTACTGATATAACTGGCGGAGTTGACTTTATGTCTAATGTGGCAAAACAAGTAAGTGCATATTGGGAAGAAATCGACCAAGATATATTATTAGCTATCATAAAAGGCATCTTTTCTATGACTGGCGCTGAAAACAAGAAGTTTATAGAAGAGCATACTTACGACATAACAACTAATGATGGCGATAGCGCATTTGTAGCAGCAGATACTCTGAATAAAGCAGTACAAAAGGCTTGTGGAGATAACAAAGGAGCATTTGCATTAGCAATAATGCACAGTGCTGTAGCAACTCATTTAGAAAATCTACAGTTGCTTAAATATTTTACTTATACAGATGAAAATGGTATGCAAAGAGACTTAGCTATGGGTAGTTGGAATGGCAGAGTAGTTTTAGTAGACGACTCAATGCCAATTAAAGATGTTGCTAAGACAGAAACTACAGAAGCATACACTGCTTATACTACTTATATACTAGGTGATGGAGCTTTTGATTATGAGAATATAGGAGTTAAAATACCTTATGAAATGTCAAGGGATCCTTATACAAATGGTGGACAAGATACATTGATATCTAGACAAAGAAAAGTATTTGCTCCATACGGTATATCTTATGAAAAGAAGGCACAAACAAGTTTATCACCAACTAATGCAGACTTAGCAAATGGCGCTAACTGGACTCTTGTAAGTGATGGATCTTCTAAATATATAGATCGTAAAGCAATAGCAATAGCACAGATAATATCAAAGGGTTAAACTCCAATTGGAGGTAGAAGAAATGATTAAAATAGAAAAAGATTTATTAATAGAAGATATAAAAAATAGACTTGCATCATTTGGATATACCTTATTAGACACAGACAACTTTGCGTTAGAATTTGTAATAGATAAAGTAGGAAATAAAATAAAGAATGAATGTAATATAACTGAAATTCCTGACGGACTATATCAAGTAGAAATTGATAGAATTTGTGGGGAATTTTTATTTGCAAAGAAACAAAGTGGCCAATTGACTGAGTATGATTTTGATTTGATAGAAAAGCAGATACAAGATGGCGATACAACTGTTACTTATGCAGTCGAAGCAGGACAAACACCAGAACAACGTTTTGATAAACTAGTTAGATCCCTTATGGATACAGGAAAAGGAGAGTTTGCTAGTTTTAGGAGGTTGAGATGGTAGATAGAGTTAGGAAGTCCATAGAGCAGTTATATAATGATAAATGCAATGTATACGAGTATATTCCTTATATAGATCCAGTAACAAAACGAACTAAGCATAAAGAAGATATAGTACACGAAAATATACCTTGTAAATTATCATTTAAAACTATTACATCTACTACAATAAACGATGGAGTTGGCAAAATAGGTCAAGCAGCTAAATTATTTATTAATCCAGATATAGAAATAAAATCAGGATCTAAAATAGTTATTACTAGAAATAACAAAATAAAAGAGTATAAAAATAGTGGAGAGCCTGCTATATTTGCTAACCATCAAGAGATCATACTAGAACTATTTGAGAAATGGAGTTAACTATGGCTAAATGGGGAAGTGCTGATTTTAAGCAACTGAAAAGGGTTAATGATAAGTTAAAGAAATTACAAAGCCAAGATATTGAAGCGTTTTGTAGAGAATGCTCAAGAGAATTAACAGCAAGATTATTAGGTAAAGTAATTAGACGTACACCAGTTGGTCAATATCCAGCTTCTAGTGGTAAAGTAGGTGGAACATTAAGGCGAGGGTGGACACATGGAACTGGAATGAACGCTAAGGCTTTTGCATATGCCTTGCCAGTAATTAAAAGGGGCAATATGTATGAGATAACTATAATTAACCCAACTGAATACGCAAGTTATGTTAATTTCGGACATAGAAAAAGAGGCGGAAAAGGTTGGGTTGAAGGTAGGTTCATGCTAACAATTTCAGAGAATGAGATAGAAGCGCAAGCACCTAAGTTGCTAGAGAAAAAACTCATGGAATATCTAAGGAAGTGCTTTGAATGATAAATAAATTAATAGATGGTATTTCGATAAGGTTAAATCAAATGTTTGGTGATGATTATAACATATATACCGAAACGGTAGAGCAGGGCTTTAAAGAGCCTTGCTTTTTTATTAAGTCATTAGATCCAAGCAAGACTCCACACCCAAACAAACAGAGCTTCAGAGAGTATTTATTTGATGTAATGTATTTTCCTGAAAGCAATGAGACAAATAGCGAAATTAATAGCGTTACAGAGGATTTATTTGAGGGGTTAGAGGTAATAGAGTTACTCAATGGAGACTTAAAACGTGGATCTAATATGCACGCTGAAACTGTAGATGATAAATTACATTTCTTTGTAAATTACAATGTGGTTGTAAGAAAAACAGAACAATACGAGAATATGGAAGCATTAGAGATATATCAAAACGTTAAGGAGTGATAATATGGCTAAAAAAGCAGATCTTGAAAAAATAGATACGTTGAAGATATCAAAATTTACTAAAGAGCAACTAGTGAATGCTAAGAAGTATTCAAATAGAAAAGATTTATTAAATGCTTTATTGCAGGATAATAAGCTATATTCATTTGATGAAACTGAAGAGTTAATAAATAAATTTGAAAATAAGAAGGTGATTTAATGGGCTTAGGTGGAGGAACATTTTTAAAGCAAGAAAAAAAGTTACCTGGTGCATATGTAAACTTTGTAAGTGCAAGTCGTAATCCTTCTATGTTATCTGAAAGAGGTATTGCAGCAATGCCAGTATTTTTGGATTGGGGTAAAGAGGGAGAAGTATTTGAAGTTAAAACAGAGACGTTACAGAAAGAAGCTTTTAATATCTTTGGATATAACTTAGAACATGAAAATTTAAAAGGTCTAAGAGAATTGTTTATGAATGTAAAAACAGTATATTTATATAGATTAAACAAAGGAGAGAAGGCTAAAAATACGATAGCTACTGCAAAATATAGCGGTGTTAGGGGAAATGATATAAAGATTGTAGTTGCTACTAATGTGGATGATGAAACTAAATTCGATGTATCTACTTTAGTTGACAATGTAAAAGTTGATTTGCAAACAGTAGCTAATACAAGTGAGTTAGCAAGTAACAACTTTGTTGATTGGATTACTTCTGCAACATTGGAGTTAACTGCTGGAATGCCTTTAACTGGTGGTACAAGTGGTGACAGTGTAACTGGCACAGAATATCAAGAGTTCTTAGATAAGATTGAATCATATTCTTTCAATACACTTGGTTGTTTATCTACAGAAAAGACGATACAAGACTTATTTATAACATTCACTAAAAGAATGAGAGACGAAATAGGTGCTAAATTCCAAACAGTAGTATACAAGCGTAGTGATGCTGACTATGAGGGTGTAATATCTATCGAAAATAAGGTTATAGGCGTTATGGAATCTTCTCTTGTTTATTGGGTTACTGGTATAACTGCAGGTTGTCCAATTAATAAGTCTAACACCAATCGTAAATATGATGGAGAGTTTACAGTAGATGTAAATTACACTCAAACCCAACTATCTGATGCATTATCTGAAGGTAAATTTATGATGCACAATTCTAACGGTGATGTATATACACTTGAAGATATAAACTCTTTCAAATCTTATACAACTGTTAAAAACGAAGACTTTGGAAGTAACCAAACTGTAAGAGTTATAGATCAAATTGCAATAGATATAGCTAAAATATTTAATACTCAGTATTTAGGTAAAATGCCTAATAATGATAGTGGCAGAGTAAGCTTTTGGAATGAAATAGTTAAACATCATCAAGAACTTGAGAAGATGCAAGCTATAGAGAATTTTAAATCGGATAATGTAACAGTTGCAAAAGGTGACGATAAAAAATCAATTGTTATAAATGATGAAATTACACCAATGAATGCAATGACCAAATTGTATATGAGTGTAGTTATAAACTAGTAAAGGAGTGATAACATGGCTATATCAATGACGCCACTTGAGGTAGAGGATATTCTAGCCGGAGCACAAGGCGAGTGTTTTGCAACCATAGAAGGTAATAGATATCAATTTGCAAGTGTAAAAGAACTAGATACAAAAATGGAAAAATCAAAAACAGAAGTATTTGTATTAGGAAGAACAGGAGCTTTAAATAAACCGACTGGATGGAAGGGTACAGGAGAATGTACTATTTACTACAACCAATCGGTACTAAGAAAGCTTATGTACAGATATAAACAAACAGGAGAAGACATTTATTTTGATATGCAAGTATCTAATGATGATGCATCTACTAATCGTGGTAGACAAACAGTAATCTTAAAGAACTGTAATCTAGACGGAATGACTCTAGCTAAAATAGTCGCTGGGGAAGATCCATTAGAAGAAGATGTTAGTTTTACATTTGATGACTGGGAAATGCCAGAAGAATTTAGTATATCTAATAACACACTTTAAATTGCACTTTTATTAAAAGAATAAGAGTGCTTTTTTAATACAAAAATAATAATTTTAAATATTAAGGAGAATACGAAATATGAATTTAACAACAAATATGGATTTAACAACTTTTTTAAGTCAGAATGCAATAAAATCGGATGAAGTGAAGTTTGGACCATCTAAAAGATGGTTAAATGAAGAGGGAAAACCCATAGAGTGGACTCTTAGAGCAATTGACTCAGGTGAAGATTCCGCAATTAGGAAGTCTTGTACAAAGGAACTTCCGGTACCTGGAAAGAAAGGTCAGTTCAGAGCTGTAACAGACCAAGAAAAATACCAAGCTGAATTGTGTGTTGCTTGTATAGTAGATCCAAACTTATACGATAAAGAATTACAAGATAGCATTAGAGCAATGGGAGCTGTAGATACACTTAACAAATTACTATTACCAGGAGAGTATGTAGATTTATTAATGGAAGTTAATAAACTACTTGGATACGATACACCTTTTGAAGAAAAAGTTGAAGAAGCAAAAAACTAATAATTGAAGGTGATTTTGAGGCTACCTTAGCTCATTATTGCCTTCATCATTTAAAGTTATTACCTAGTGAGTTCATAAAACTAGATTCGTACGAAAGGGCTTTTATATATGCCTCAGCTCAAGTAGTTCGTGAAGAAGAAGAAAAAGCAGAAAAGACAGCAAAACGAAAAGCAAAACATAGATAAACAGGAAATCAATATAAAAATCCTTCTTATTATTGTATAATATTGGTATATTATAAATTTATAGGGGGTTATTGTATGGGATTATTCTCTAAAGAGCCATGTTGTTTATGTAATGCTAATAAGAGTAAGTATCTTATTATTGATGGCAAAATATGTAAAGAGTGTTTAAATAAATATGCTAAAAAAATACCAGTAGAATTATCAATGGCAAATATGACGAGACAGGATATATTGAAGTATGAAGATTTTAGAAAAGAAAACGACATAGAAAACAATAATTTTAATACTACGAAGAAAATTGATAATTATATTGAAATAGATGATATTAATAAAAAATTTCGAATACCAAACACATTAAAGGTTGCTCCAACTATATATAGTTATAATGAAATTTTAGAATATGAGCTACTAGAAGATAACGAAACTATTATTTCCGGAGGGCTAGGAAGAGCAATAACAGGCGGATTGTTATTTGGTGGTGTTGGTGCTGTTGTAGGTGGGGTTACAGGCAAAAAGAAATCGAAAACTGTTGTAGAATCATTGAAAATTAAAATTACTCTAAACAATATAAACAGCCCTGTTTTATATATAAAATTAATTAATCAACCCATTAAAACTGATTCTTCAATCTATAAATCTTTATATTTCAGAGCGCAAGAAATACTATCTTGCTTATCTGCTTTGCAAAATAATAATAACATAATAGAAACAGAATCTATAAATGATGAATCTTCGACTGTAAGGCAAATAAGAGAGTATAAAAGTTTGCTAGATGACGGAATTATAACTGAGGAAGAGTTTAATAACAAGAAAAAAGAGTTGTTAGAAGCATAGATGAAGAAAGCACTTACATTATTGTAGGTGCTTTTATTATGCAAATTTTTAAGAAAGGAGGTTATTATGGCTACGATTCAAACAGCATTAAGGATGCACGATATGATGACTCCTGCAGTAAGGGGCATAACTAATTCGATGAATATATTAATAAGCTCTTTTGAGGAAATGCAAAGGGCTTCAAATAATTCAATCAACTTAAACAATTTGCATTCAGCAAGAGCGGAATTAAATAACGCAGAAGTACAAATTAGACAGGTCGAACAAGAAATAACTAGAGCAAATAATAGTCAAAATAATTTAAACGACACTGTTAGAAATGGTAGTGGAGCTTTTGAAGGTTTATTAGGAAAGGCAAAACAATTATTCGGAGTTTATGCAATGATCAGAGGTGTTGGCAGTATCATGAATCTCTCAGATACAATGACTAACACAAATGCCAGATTGAGTATGGTTAATGACGGCTTACAAACTGCTGATGAACTTAATAAAATGATTTTCCAAAGTGCCGAAAGGTCTAGAGGTTCATATGCTGCTACCGCAGATGCAGTAGCTAAATTCGGACTGAATGCTCGTGGTGCTTTTGGGAATACAAAAGAGATAATAGCTTTTGCAGAGCAACTAAATAAAAAGTTTGTAATCGCAGGAACGGAAACGGCTTCAATAAACTCAGCTATGCTTCAGTTAACACAAGCTTTAGGATCTGGCACGCTTAGGGGAGAGGAGTTTAATGCTGTATTTGAAGCGGCGCCTAATATAATTCAAAGTATAGCGGATTATATGAAAGTGCCAGAAGGAAAAATGAAAGATCTAGCAAGTCAAGGTTTGATAACAGCTGATATTGTGAAAAATGCACTTTTATCATCAGCTAATGAGACGAACAAAATATTCGAAACAATGCCTTATACATTTGCTCAATTATTTACATCTGTAAAAAATCATGCATTTATGATATTTGGTCAAATACACAAAAAGATTCAAAAGACATTTACCAGTGATCATATAAAAGTCTTCGCACAAGATTTTGTAGATGCTATGTATGTAATAGGTAATTCTGTTTACAATGTAGCAAGCAGCTTTTTAAGTATATTTGACAGTCAAGGGTTCCAACAATTTGCGACTGGTGCATTAACAGCGTTTACACTTATAGTTCAGGCTGTAGGATCAGTTTTTATAATAATAAATAACTTAATTAATACAATAATGAGTGGCTTTCCAATGATTGCTCCTATGATTATGGGGATTGTAACAGCCTTCATGTTATATAAAGGGGCTGTAATGGCACTAGCAATATCTAAAATGATTGCAGGAGTATCAACGCAGTGGTTTAATTTTCAAATGGCACAAACAGCTATCGCACATGATTTAGCAACCGGGGCTACGTGGAGACAAATAATAGCACAATATGGTCTAAATGCTGCATTATACGCATGCCCTATTACATGGATCATAATAGGAATTATAATGATAATAGCTATTTTCTATGCAGCGGTAGCTGCAGTTAATCATTTTGCTGGGACTACCTATAGTGCCACAGGTATTATTGTAGGGGTCATATTTGCTGCAGCGGCAGCTATTGCAAATATTTTTATCGCGATACTGAATACAGTAATTGG